AACTTACATTAAAGATCCTCTTGAACGTCGTGGGGCTGATAGAAATTTATGGGTTTGGGAACCATGCGATTATTCGAGAACATATATGGTTGTGGCTGACGTTGCTAGAGGAGACGGAAAAGACCACTCAGCATTCCATATAATAGATGTAGAAAACAATACTCAAGTAGCAGAATATAGAGGACAATTAGGTACAAAAGAATATGGACATTTACTAGTAGGTATAGCTGCAGAGTATAATGAAGCACTATTAGTAGTAGAAAATAATAGCATAGGTTGGGCTACAATACAAACAATAATAGATAGAGGTTATCAAAATCTTTACTATTCACCTAAGAGTGGAGAAGTAAGATCTGATTCGTATTTTGACCAGTACATGGATACATCAAAAATGGTACCGGGATTTACAATGTCATCTAGAGTTAGACCTATGGTAATAAGTAAATTTCAAGAATATTTAAGCGATAAAGGTGTTACAATTCAAAGTAAAAGATTAATGGAAGAAATGAAGACTTTTATTTGGAGAAATGGTAGACCAGAAGCACAACAAGGTTACAATGATGATTTAGTTATGTCATTTGGTACTGCAATGTACATGAGAGACACAGCATTTAAATTTAAACAACATGGAATAGATTTAACTAAAAACATGTTAACAAATATAGCTTCAACAAAAACTAATTATAATGGAGCTTACCAAGCACCTAGAGATAAAAACCCGTGGCAAATAGATAACCCATACTCTAACGGAAAAGAGGACATTCGTTGGCTTTTATAATATTTATACGATATACACACAATGGCAGATACTAGATTATTTACAAGACTAAAAAGATTATTCTCAACAGATGTAATAATTCGAAACGAAGGGGGTAACCAACTTAAGGTTATGGATATTAATAAAATCCAATCTTCTGGAGAATATGAAAATAATTCTTTAGTAGATAGATTTAATAGATTATATTCTACATCACCTACTTCATTGTATGGTTACCAAAGTAACTTTAATTACCAAACATTAAGACCCCAATTATACTCAGAATATGACGCTATGGATACAGATGCTATTATAGCTTCTGCTTTAGATGTTATAGCAGATGAATCTACACTTAAAAATGATATGGGTGAAGTACTAACTATTAGATCATCCGATGAAAATATTCAAAAAATATTATACAATTTATTTTATGATGTTTTAAACATAGAATTTAATCTATGGCCTTGGGTTAGAAATATGTGTAAATACGGAGATTTTTTCTTAAAATTAGAAATAGCAGAAAAATTTGGTGTTTATAATGTTATACCTTACAACGCATATCACATTGAAAGATTAGAAGGAAGTGACCCTGATAACCCAGCTGACATAAAATATATTATGAACCCAGAAGGTGTTTCAGCAGGAGGATATGGTTATTATAATGTGCCTACTACAAATGATGTAAGTGGTAAAGATATTGTTTTTGATAACTATGAAATGGCTCATTTTAGGTTACTTACTGATACTAACTTTCTCCCATATGGTAGATCTTATATAGAACCAGCACGTAAACTGTTTAAACAATACACACTAATGGAGGATGCGATGTTAATACATCGTATAGTAAGAGCGCCTGAAAAACGAATATTCTATATTAATGTGGGAAACATTCCACCTAATGAAATAGAAAATTTTATGCAAAAAACTATTTCTAAAATGAAACGTACTCCACACATGGATGAAAAAACAGGGGAATATAACCTAAGATATAACATGCAAAACATGTTAGAAGATTTTTATATCCCAATTAGAGGAAATGATACAGCTACTAAAATAGATACTACACCTGGATTACAATATGATGGCATAGCAGATGTAGAATATTTAAGAGATAAATTATTTGCAGCATTAAAAGTACCTAAAGCGTTTATTGGATATGAAGAAGGAGTTGAAGGTAAAGCTACACTAGCAGCCCAAGATATTAGATTTGCTCGTACAATAGAAAGAATTCAAAGAATAATGGTATCTGAATTACAAAAGATAGCATTAGTACATTTATATACTCAAGGTTACAAGGATGAAAATTTAACAAATTTTGAATTAGGTTTAACTACACCATCAATTATATACGATCAAGAAAGAGTAGCATTAATGACAGAAAAAATGACATTAGCTCAATCTATGATTGATAGTAAGATTATTCCTACAGATTGGATATATGAAAATATATTCCACTTTAGTGCAGATGAATATGATGAGTATAGAGATTTAGTACAACAAGATCAAAAACGTAATTTTAGATTAGCGCAAATAGAAGCAGAAGGTAATGACCCATTAGAAACAGGTAAATCTTATGGTACACCACATGATTTAGCTTCACTATATGGAATGGGTAGAACCCAATCAGATCCAGCTAATGTACCAGATGGATATAATGAAAAAGCACCATTAGGTAGAAAAAAAGAATCAAATACTGATCGGGGTAAACAAGAAAATGCATTTGGAAAAGATCCACTAGGTAGAAAAGGTATGAAAAATGATGATAATGAATCTAGTAAGTTAAGACCAAAATTTAGAGGTGGTTCTCCACTAGCAATGGAACATAAAAATATGTTAAAAAAAGCACCGGGCCCTAAAAAAACAGGAAAAAAACTTGTTTTTGAACAGGAAAAAAAGGGGAATGGACTTTTAGATGAATCACAATTACACGAATAAAATATTTTTATATATTTATAAATAAACCAAACTGCGAAGAATGAATATAAAACATTCAAAGTACAAAAATTCTGGTATTCTTTTTGAACTATTAGTACGTCAAATTACTGCTGATACTTTAGATGGCATTGACTCACCGGCAAGAAAAATACTAAAAGAACATTTTGTCAAAACTGAATTAGGAAGGGAATATAAGTTATACGAACAATTAGCTAAGCATACTACAGTATCTGAAGCAAAAGCTAATTTAATTTTAAATTCACTATTAGAAACCTCATCTAATCTAAATAGAGGTGCTTTAAAAAGACAAAAATATAATTTAATTAGTGAAATTAAAAAACACTATGATGTAACTAAATTCTTTAGACATAAGTTACCAAACTACAAAATTCAGGCTGCTTTTTATATGCTAACTGAAATTAAAGCAACTAAGGAATTTTCTAATCCTAAATTAGAAATAAATAATAAACTTACTATATTAGAACATTTATCTGAAAAACCTGTAGTTAAAGAACAAAAAGAAACTGTAGTAGATGAATTTCAAAAATACGATAAAACTTTAAGAACATTAACCTATAGAGTACTACTTGAAAAATTTAATGACAAGTACGATACACTATTAGAACCACAAAAAGAAATTCTTAAGGAACTTATTACATCAATAGACAACACACCAAGATTAAAAGAATTTTACAATTCTAAGGTAAATGAAATTAAAGAATCTTTAACTGAGCTTAATTCTAAAGTAACAGATAAAGTTACTAAAATTAAAATAGAAGAAGTAATTAAAATGCTTCCTACATTAGATAAAACATCTAAAGTTAAGGATGATGATTTAACTAACCTGTTACAATACTACGATTTAATACAAGAAGTAAAAAATGTACAGGTTCAAGCTTAAAGAAATAGAAGTAGGTGACACTGCAATAAGAAAAGGTGTAAAATCAACAGTAACAGATATTGATCCTGAAACTGGAGCAATAGAATGGGATGTAGCAAGTGCAGCTGATTTTTCTTCAACATATAAAGCATTACAACAAGCCAGAGAATTTTTAAATGATTTAGATAAAAAAGCAGAACAAACTAAAATGGATCCTGCTATAGATAAATTTGCAACTGATATAGCTAATTTATTTAATTCATTTAGATCACATATTAGAAAAAACTACCCTGAAGAATATGAAAGGGTATTAAGATTAAAAGAACAATCTTCTACGGCAACAGGAGGAGATGCATTTGCGGGTGGGGAAGGAGCACAATATGCAACACCCTTTGCATTTAGGAAGAAAGGTAAAAAATCCCCCAGTATTTATTACTATAAACTAGGATATAAGCCTGTACCTAAAATCAAGCCTAAATCTTACGATATAAAGAAGTTATTTGAATATAATGACTTCCAAGAAAACAGAATTAAAGCTTTTGATGATATTGAAAAAACAATAGAAACAATTCTTCCAATGTTATCAAATGCAAAAAATAGAACAGCTGAGTATTACAACGAAAACCCGGGTTCATATGGAATAAAATACCCAACGGATGCAATACTAACAGAATTAAATGATATTATAGAACAAATAAAAGCAGGAAATGAT